CTTCTGTGGTTTTTAACTGAGATTGTCCGACAGCGCCGTTAGCTATTTTTTGCTGCGTGACTGCGCCGGTAGCGAGCTTTGCATTCGTCACAGCAAGGTCGGCAATGCCAGCCGTCTGCTGCTGCGGCGCGCCCGGGTCGCCGTTGGCCTGTGCCGTGATGTTGTCGCGGATCGCGAGGATGTCTGTCGCTAATATCGGCTTGTCTGGCTCGATATTCGTGTCTGGGATGTCTGTCCAAGCCATAGTATGTCTCGATTATTGGTAGGTGTACCCGGGCACGCCGTCTGACATGGTTCCGCCGCCATAGGCGTACCATCCGCCGGACTCTTTCTCTTCATCCGTGGCGGCCGAATAGACAGGATCGCCGGGCTGCATGTAAACGGCGGGACGACCAAAGAACCGCAGCGAGATCAGGTCGTATTCCACGGTCTCCCCTGGAATCACTTCGTCCGCGCTGATGATCTGATAGCGCTTCGTCTGTTGGTTGCCGTAGAAGTCAACAAGGTGACGCGAGCGCACGTCAACGATGTCGGCGGTCCAGAGTTCACGGTCCTTAGCGTCAAGCCTGACCCTGATCCGCTCTGGGATATCGCGGTACTGATTCAGAATGCGAGCGCCCAACGCGATGGCCTGCACGTCAGACTCAAGCCAGCGTGAAAAGATGGTCCGAACGCGAGCGGTGCCGTATTCGTTTTCGGTCTCTGCATCGAGGTCGGCACGTACACGGCGGATCCGGTAATTGCTCGGCTCGTCTACCTTCTCCGCGGCGCTCCTGCGGTCGTAGTAGATCCACACTTGGCTAATGCGCTCTTCAGGCTTACGGGACAGCGACATCGAGTCGGCGAGGATGTTTTGGTCGTCGGTGATCGTCTTCTGCGCTGACTTGTACGTCCTGACCGCGCGGAACTTGATCTCCGACGCGCGCTCATCCCACCACAGGAAGAACAGGCATTGCTGCGACAGTTCGCCGATTAGCTGATTGACGCCGGTTGGCTCCGTGATCAGCGTGGTGACGGTGAATGACGGGATGTATTCGAGCGCTTCGGCATCCCATTCCGCGAACGGAATGAAGGCCGGGTCAATGCCTGCGTAATCCTCCAGCAGGTCTCGCGCGACTTCCCAGGCCGGGGTATTGGTGATGCGCAGGCACCACTGCACTGTCTCGCCTTCGTCGTGCTCTTCTGCTGTTGTGCCATCTGTCCCGCGAGTCAGGCCGGTCAGCGTCGTTAATCCGGTGCCTGCGTCATACGATGACCCTGTATAGGTCATGCACTCATCGCCAACGCGAACGGTACCGGGGGCCGGGTAGTCTCCATTGGCCGCGTCGATAATCTGGACGCTTGATGCCACAGCAGAAATCGCGGCGAACGTTACGCCAGTGCTCGCCCGTGGAGCCTGCGCGCGGTCGTCGTCTGCAAGCTTCAGAGGATCTTTCGCGACAATGTTGACCGCGCCATTGCTCGGGCCGTCGATCTTATCGATGACGTATTCCCGCCGCGTCATTTCGGCGAGCGATTGGCCTTCATAGCCGTCATACACTCTGAGCGTGTAGCCCTCATGGTACGGGTTGCGCGCTAGCCACTTGCGCCAGAATGTGGAACGCGTGTATGGGTCGAATGCCCTGCTTGTGCGATACGGGTCCACCACCAGATCAGAATGCGGATGGTCCATCAGCGCGACATTGCACACGGCACGCTGGCCTAGCGGGCTGCTGGTTTTTGAGACGCCAGACGGGTTGATCATGCTGGGGGCCGTGCTCACCGAGATCAGCGACGGGATGACATACTCACCCGCCAACAGCTTCACCTGAGGCTTCATGAACAACAGGCTGACGGGCGTGCCGACGGTGTAATTAACGCGGTCCTGGCACGTCTTGAAAGTGTTGTAACACCGATCCTGCCCGGTCGTGCCGATAGCCGCAGTACATGGAGCTACGCCATACGACAGGGCGCAGATGGGCTGTACGATCTCGACAACACTTACCGGCGTGCGCCCGAAATCGGCTTCAGTCTTCATCGGCAAAACCATTCATCGAGAACGAAACCTGCATGAATCCGGCCATACCCATGTTCGACGGCGAAATGTCCTGATCGCACGTCACATAGCCCACCTCTTCCGGGTAGTCCTCGGGGCGCCACGCAAAGAAGAACGGGTACTCTCGGGCCGCCCGTATGAACGTGTCGAACTCCGAGCGCACCCACGCGGGGGTGAGATTGCGGAACGATGCGGACGTTGACACGCCTTTGCGAATCACGGTGCGCCCGAGGAATTGGCCGCCTTCGGATTTGTTGGGACGGATCGTGGTATTGCGCGACATCGTGATCGGGGCGTGGCCTCCGTAGATGGCGCGCTCCATTTCCAGTGCCTTGCCCACGTACACCACGCCGATCTCCGGCTCGTCGCCCGCCACCGACTTGATGACGACACGCCAATACCGAGCAGTGGTCAGGTCGCCGATGACCATGATCGGCGAGTTGTTCGCCGGTAGGAAACTGTTCCCGTAGTCGGTCCAATGGACACTTGGGTACGTGCCCGCATCTATGCCGTCCGTGCTCCACTGGATAATCACGCTGGCGCGATTCGTCCCGAGCGTGTGCGCGGCGATGCCGATGTAATTCACATCCACTGCGGCCCCGGCATCTACCGCCCACGTCGCCGGGATCTCGGTCGGCTTCCATCGCTCATACGTGTCGGGGCGGGTCGGCGCGTCTGCCGGGCAGTTCACTGCCTCGGAGCTTGCCGACACCGTGCAGTCGCGCGTGATGGTCTGATAGCCGATCCGCGCGTGCGTCATAGGCCGCTCAAGAGCGCCGGGGTCCGTGACGATGTAGATAATGCTCATGCGAACACCCAGCGCGCGCCGTCAGAACCGGCTTCGTTGATAGCCTCGACCAAATCCCGAACCTGCTTGCGGCCGAACGTATCGCCGACGAGGTTGATGATGTTCTGCTGCTGAGGCGCTGCCGCCTCACTGCCGCCTGGAACGCCACCCTGCACCGGCGTCACTGGCGTGGCAGGCGTGCCACCGGCAAGGCTGGGTGCCGACCCGCCGCCACCGCCGAACGACTGCGAGCGGATGGCGTTGACCTGCGCAAACGCGGCGACGGCATGCGCCGCAGCCATACCGACGTTCAGCGGGTAGGGGTATTTGCTCATCGTTAGTGAGATACCCTCGTAGGCGCTGACGATCGCGTTACTGATGCCGGCGACTTTGTTCAGGTTGAACATCGCCTTGTTCTCGCGCGCGACACCGGCAGTCATGTCGGCCAAATGCCCAGAGACGGCGGACACCTGCGAGCGGAAGCTGGAGTCGGTGAAGCGTCGCAGTTCTTCCAACCCTCGGGCGCGGAGGTCGCCCGACTGCGCCAGATACTTCTGCTCGATCCCCAGCAGCTGCGCCCGGTGCTCCTCTTCCGAGATCAGCTCAAGGTCGCGCGCCTTCTGCAGCCACTCCTGTTTCTTGGCGTACTCTTCGTCGCGCAGCTCTTGCTCGGTCAGTAGCCCCTGGCGGATGCGCTCGATGCGGTCGGCGATCTCCTTGCGGTGGCGCTCGGCCTCTTCCTCGGCGCGGACATCCACCCCACCGTCGCCGCCGGCGGTCATGGCCGCACGCGCTGCAGCGACCTCCTCCGCCGCCTCCCGCGAACGCTCCCGCACCGCTTGCAAGAACGCCTCGATCTGGTCGGCCGGCATCGGCTGCATGGCCAGCTCGTGCAGCTCGCTGGCGGTCTGCGCAAGGCTCTCGCTCATGGTCTGGCGCAGTTGAACCTGCGCATCAGCCAAGGCCCGCAGGTTGTCGCGCAAGCGGTCGATACCCTCGGTGGGGATCTCTACGCCGGGAATGTTGTTGACCGCCCGCACCGCTTGGCCGATGCCGGCGGTGATCAGTTCAAAGATGCGCTGCCAGCCCTCGTAGACCTGCGAGCTGATGCTGAGGACGCCGGTGCCCAGCGCCTGGAAGGCGAGCGTCAAGCCCTTGAGCGTGACATGCAGGCCGCGCATGACGTTGCCGAGGTAGCCTATGCCGCGTATGGACTTCTCGACGGCGGCGGTAATGGCACCACCAAACCCGCCGGCCTCGGCAGAAAGCGCGGTCAGGCGGGTGGCGACCTCCTCGACAAACGGCGCCAGCTGGATAGCAAGCTGGTTGCCGACCCCGCTGATCACATCGCCGATGCGGTCCATGGCGGCGTTGGCCGCCTCGACCTGCGCGGCGTCCACACGGCTGAAGCTCTTGCCGAGCGCATCGGCCTGCTTGGCATACTCGGCCAGGCCGGCACTACCCTCCTGCAGCATCGGTAGCAGGGCGCCGCCATCGGTGTCGAACAGCCTGAAGGCGATGCGCAGCCGATCCGACTGCGTGCCGGTGTGCTGCATGGCGTCCGAGATGCGCCGCAGCGCCTCAGCCGGCCCGGCGTCTTTGAGCTCCTGCGCGGAGAGCCCCAGTTCCTTGATCGCGCTCGCCGCCGGCCCTGCGCCCTGGGCCGCCTCGGCAATGCGCCGGCTCATGCGGCGCAGCGCCATGTTGAAGGTCTGCTCGGAGACGCCCGCCGCCTCCTTGGCGGCGTACTGGAACTGGGTCAGATCCTTGGTGGCAATGCCGATCTGGTCGGAGAACTTCGCGGTCGCGTCGATGGCCGCCATGTGCGACTTGACGAAGGCGGCCGTGATCGCTGTGCCGACCGCCGCCAGCGCGGCGGAGTACTTGGCCGCCGTGCCGACGCCGGCCCGCATCTGGCTACCAAGCTGGCCCAAGCCCTGCTTGGCACGGGTCAGCGCCGCCTGCAGCTGCGTGTCATCGCCGGCAATGCGGACGACAATAGATCCACCTGACGCCATGGATTACTCCAGCATCTCGTACAGTTCTTCAACTAGGGATTCGGGCATCTGCCCGTAACGCGGCTCGCCGACCTTGGCGTCGTAGATCCACCACCACTCCTGCGGGGTCATCCGCCAGAACTCGGACGGCGAGATGCCCCACAGGCCCACCGCAACGCGGTAGCGCTCAGGCAGATCAACAGGCGGGATTTCTACTTCGCCTTGGCCGACTTTTTTTTGATGGGCCGTTCCGGCGCGGCGCCGTAATAGGCAGAGATCAACCCGCCCAATACTTCGCCGTAGTTGGGCAGCTCATCGGCAAACAGCGCCTGATGCGTCTCCAACGGATTTTTGATGGCAACACCGCAGTGCTTGAGCACGCAATACAGCACCCACGACACCTGCGACATGGGCAGATCGAGACGACCCTCATCGCTCTGCGCCGCCCGCTCGACCATCGCGGCCAAGCGGTTGAACGCCACCTTGTCCTCAATCCGCATGAACAGCTCGAACGAGGGCACAAATTCGTGCGCCTCGCCGCGGAACTCGACCGTGATCGTCTGCATTAGGCCTCCGGCGTGAAGGTGAACGGCCCGGTGCTCTGCAACTCGGCGGTGAAGGTGGTGGCGTCGTTGTAGGGCGCCGTCAGGGCGGCGGAGGTCAGGAAGAACTTGCCGGTGAAGGTGCCGATGCCG